GGGATTACCTAATAATATACTAATGATACGGCTTCCCCCATAAGCTGTTCTAATGGCTCAAACATCAACAACATCGACCACGGTTAACGCTAATCCAACAGCCACGACCTGGCCACGACCTGGCCACGACCTGGCCACGACCAGGGCCACGACCTGGACGCAGCGCCGGAGGCCGCAGCCCTTACGCCACGGCCTCCGGTCGTCTCAATCGGCTGTCTTGAACGTCTTCCACGGCTTCCAATCGTCATCATACAGCATCCGAATACAAATCTCCGGGTGTGCATAGCTAAACGCCGGAGTGAATATCTGCATCAGACTTCCGTGTGGCTGGCTGTTTTGGTTGCTGGCTATTACCCAGAGACGGCCACCACTAGGCGCCGGCATATTGGCAACCTGGGCCGCAACGCTGGCATTCTGGACATACCCCGTAAACCCGATTTCACGATAGTCGTTGAAGTCGCTGCCCGCCGGGATGCTTTCTCCAAACGTCCCTATTGGCGTGGGTGCCCCCGGCGCCGTTACATAGCATCCATTGTAACCAAATACCATTTCGATGGTTTTGCCGCCCAGCGTGGACAGGGAACTCCCGGACATTATCGCCCTATGCAGCATTGCATTGCTGAGATACTGCAGCCGGTAAAACCGTGCGACGCCATAGGCCGCCGTTAAATAAACGGATGCCCCCATGGAACGGATAAAGGTGTGGCTGTCCCGAAGATTGAGGCCGTGGTGTGGTAACTGGATCACGTCCACGCCCTGCACGATGGGGGACATCTTATCTTGTGCGGGTTCCTCGATGTCGCCGGTCAGCGCCAGAATTTTGTCCCCGACTCGCAGCCGGGCGCACATGGAAAAGTTGTTGTAATTGGTGTTGCCGGTGTCGTCCAAATCCTCGTCCAGCGTGTAGTTGTAATACCCTGCGATAGTGGGCGCTGCAACATTGTAAAACTCCAGATAGACGGCTTTGGACACCTGTACCATCATGCCCTCCGTGGCAGGCTCCACGATCACGCCGCCAGCGGCTGTAATTGCATTCTTGATGCCGGTCTGTACGGCCTGATAATTTACACCTTTGAAGGCGTCCCAGCTGACGGCACCGTTAGGCAGATACCACTTTTCCACAGGAATCCCGCTGTTGAGAATTGTCGTAACGCCCGCCAGTGTGCAATGGTCGCTGTGATAGTGGGAGCCGACGAATGCCGTAATTTTCTTGACGCCATTCTGCCGCAGATACTCCAGCAGCCGGTTGGCGCTGTCATTGCCATGGTCGTAAACGACGCAGAAATCTTTGTTGTGAATCACCATGCAGAGGGAAAATCCGCGATCAGGATCGCCGGACACTGCGTCTGGTGCCGACAACATCGCTAGCGTAGCAGTCACCTTTAGGTTCCCGATTGCCTCCTCGTTCGCTGCAATGGACTCTTTCGCCGTGCCAATGCTTTCAGCGTTGGCGTCCACCTTTGCCTGTATGTCTGCCAGAATCTTCTCGTTGACCAGCTTCTCCAGCCGCCCGTCGTTATACATTACCGTGAGCTCGTCCCTGACGTGCTGGGGGATATCCGTGTTGTCCAGAATGTCCTTGGTGTCCTTAACCGTTTTCAACAGCCAATCCAAGTTGAGATCGTGTAAATTTGTATAGGGGAATTGTTCAAACGCCATTGTGTTACCTCCTTAATACACCAACAGAGTGAATCTGCTTTTGAAGTCGTTGACGATGATGTCCACCATGGATAGCTTGCGCCGAAGGTTGACTTCCCCCTGCACCATGGCCGTCGAGGTGGTCACGCCGATGTTGCCGTGGATGCGTCCGTGGTGGTCGCTGTTGGAATCTGCGGCGCTCTGGCTGCCGTCTCTTGGTGTCATTTTGCCGCTGTCGAAGCCCGCCACCTCGCTGCTGCCTGCGCCCTCGGAATGTGCCGTGTCCGTCCAGTCTTCAAACCGGTTATAGTTTTCGATAGGGTCGTACTCCGCCGTGATGGCCCGATACTGACGTTCCCAGCTTGGCAGCATAGATTTAGACCACAAGCCAATGGCCGTTTGCAGCACGACCGGCACCGGATACAGCACCTCCAGATCGGCACACTCCAGCAGAATGCTGTTGACCACTGTGTCACGGGCCACACCTTCCGGCAGCTCTAGCCGGTCGAAGATCTGGCCGTCATAGTTATATAGGCCCAGTACAGACAGTTTACTCCTCATTGTCAGACACCTCCCCCGTCGGCTGCATGGACTGCTCCGGCTGATTGCGCCAGTCCACGGACAAGTCAATACCAAACATCTTGCGGGCCTCCTCGCAGCCCTGCCGGATGGATTCCAGCCACAGCTCCGGGAGATTCCGGGTTTCCACATTGTTGGCGTTAACTTCGTCGGAGATCAGCCGTTCCTTTTTGTCGGTGTTGGCGTTGGGGATTCCAACCTTGGTGTCAAATTCTGCCTCGATTTTGCGGAGATCGGACAGGAGATCACTGACGATGTAGTTCTGTCCGACATTTTGCTGGAATGCCTCCCAACACACGGTACCATCATCATTATACAGCGCCTTGTCCACCACCACGGCAGGCTCGCCACTGGCGATACGGTCATACAGCTTTTTCAGGCTTTCCGCTGCATTTTTATTGGAAGCCGCAAACACATAGGACAGCTTGCTGTTAAGTAGATTGACGTCCACCGCCTCGGAGGCCAGCGCCATCTCCTGCGCATAAAAGCTTACCAAGTCCATGATGCCGCAAAAGTCAGGCTGCAGCTTCAGCAGCACACAGTTTTTGCCGATTTCCGGCTCCAGCGTGTGGCTGATAAGGGGATTTTGGATGATGACGGAACGGGGCTGGTAAAACACATTATAGCCTTTCAGGCCGCAGCCCTGCGGGATAACGCCGAATTTGTCCGTGTTGATGATGGCGACGAAGCCCCAGCAGTACAGGGTGTACAGGAAGTAGGCCCGACTCCATGTGCTGGGCATTGCCCACTTGAACACACTGATGGCTTTTTGCAGCAGATAGCGCTGGAAAAACCTTGTCAGCCCAACATTTTTGACATGGACGGTATTGGGCGTGGTCTGGGAAATGATTGCGTTTTGATAGTCGTAAAAAAATGGTGCGCCGGTCATAGTCGTCGCCTCCTCATGATCCACCAATATGGGACTTTCGTTTGTGTGACATTCTGCGCCGCCTTGGCGCTCTTTGTCCGCTTGACATCGTCGGGTCGCTGGACGGGAGTCTCTTTCTGTTTTTCGCTGCTACTCATACAAAAACCCTCCCGTCAAATATCCGGTAATGGCAACCATCTCGCTTTGTGTGCAGGGCAGGGACATTTCCGGGTCTGCGTGGATCTGATAACCATGCAATGTATCGATTCTCCGCACCTGACACAGGGGACGCCCACGATCCGCATTGTTTTCATCCACGATTTTGATAAAGGTTGCAGACAGCTGCGGTGGTATCAGAATCTGCGATACAGACCCATTTACGCCGATCGTGTTGACTTTGCCCATTACGCTGTTGACGGCATTGCCAATGCCTTGCGCAGCGCCCATAGCATTTCCCATAATGGCGCTACCAACGCCGCCTGCTATGGATAAAATAGCACCACCAATATCGTGCGATACTTGGGACAGCTGCACCTGTTGCCCTACTTGGGCAACGGCCAAAACTCTGCGGCCCCCGTCGATGGTGGTCGTTAAAACACCCTCCCCCGTGATGTAGTCCACACTGATATCAAATGTCACACTTGATACGCCCTTTAAGTCTTCGGGATCCAGACTAATACGGCCCCACGGTCGACAATCCAGTATATACGACGCATAGGGCGCACAATTCAAATATGCCCCGCGTTCGCTGGCCTGCGGGTGTTTGGGGACATCCAACGTAAATTTCGCCTTGTCAGATGCCCCTATGCCGACATAGCCGCCACGTACTCCGGTATCCCACCAACCAAGTGTGACACTTCGGAATTGGCCGACGCTTGATTTTAGCGGAATATATATTACAGATCGTAAATACTGCATAGGGTCGAATGCCGCTTTGGCCATCCAATCAACACCCGCTGCAACACCTTGATAAAAGGCGTCCGAAAACGCAGTTTTAGTAAACTTTGCAAATTCGGCGTAGGATAGCGATGCATAATCAGTAATACCTCCAACTCCGACGGTGCCGACGACATAATAACCAGCCCTATCAAACGGAGATTCCGCCGTACTGGTTTCCAACACAATATCCGTCTTGGCCGGATAAAGTGTATCTTGGATATTTCCGTCATAGGACGCAGCGCTGCGCAGCACATAGGCGCTTTGCCTACCGATCTCCGTTTTCCAGCTGGCCAGCGCATCCACGGAACAGGTTGCAATCCACTGGCCATTGCTAAAAGTCCAGCCAGCGATCCAGTAATACCTCTTAAAAGTGTCCACATAACAGTAATTATACTGCGTGGGATTGCTGCTGCCGCCACGGAAACTAAACACAAATACCGGATTCAGCAAGTCGAAGTCGTTGTTGGTCTCGCAGTCCACCATGGTGGCGTCACTGTCCGACGGCCTTTTTGTGCTGTTTTCTTTTTTGGAAAACTGCCACAGCATTGCAGGAAACATATGTATCACCACCTTCATGAAATGGCCGGACGACCGAAGCCGCCCGGCCTTGCGCATTAGTCAAGCAGCAGCACAACGCCCTTTTCCGTGTGGTCGTTGTAGATGCGCTGCGTTTCGTGCATCCAGATATTCGTGTAGCCACCTCTCGCATTGAACGGCGACGGATTGCTCCAGCTCTGGGTGTTGGCCACGCCGACGGCCTCGGTGTCGATGATGGCGCCGAATATCCCTGCCTGCTCGATGGCGTCGGTGGACACGGTCACGGTACCATTGGTGCCGATGCGGGCCACCTTCATATTGATGCTGTCGGGGGTCTCGGCGGACTGCCAGAAATTGACGGTCTCCGTCTCCGGCATGGTCAGCAGGCCGTCGTGGTAGGTGTCTGCGATGGCCATCATGTTCATTTGATGTCGGGCCGGTGCGTACAGGAAAGCCCGCTGCATGGCCTTGGGCGTATGCCGGATGACGTGCTTGCCATTGACTACCGTCTGGAACAGTTCCGTGCGCTCCGTCATCATGTCGGAGATCTGGGCGATGCGCGCATAGGCCCACTGGATGAACGCTTTGAAGTTGGCAGGCTGATACACTTCTTGCGGCGTATTAAACTTCAGGCCGGTCGCCGCTTCGTACTCCGTCAGCAGATGCACGACACGGCCCTCCTGCGCCTCGTCGACCACGCCGCCGATAAAGTTGGCCAGAGCAGCGCGGGAAATATTTTCCCGGATGTTTTCCAGCTTATCGGACATATTCCCCGCCACCATGCCCATAAAGCTGCCCAGCTGATCGGGGCCGGTAAAAGCATTGTCAAGCTGATCCTTAAAGATCGTATACCAGTCCTCCCACACATTGGCCCCGTAGAAATTGGTCTGAAGGATCTCCGGCTTGTTGATGACATCCTGGTCTACGCTCTGGCCGTTGCCCAGCGGATTGGCGGTCTGGGTAGCATCATATGCCACCGGCCACTTGTGGCGATCGTCATCGCTGACGGGCTTGTCCGCAATGGACAGCTTGCGGACATGGTTGCCCCACTGGGATTCCGTTTTTTCCAGACCCTTAAACTTGCGGGAATAGGGCCGTGTGGAAAAGATGGTGCGTGTCAGCACCTGATTGATGGCGTTGATCACAGGATCATAGCCCGTGGCCAACGTGGTGGTTGCACAGCTGATAAAGCTGTGGATGTCAGTTGCGACCAATGCCGCCTGACCGGTTGCCTGCTGCTGGATGCTGTTCAGCAGCGTGGCGGCCTGTTTGAAAGTCATTTCACCAGCCATAATTATACCTCCTTATTTATTGTTTGTCGGGTGAAATTCGGGTGGGTCAATGATATTTGCCAAGATATCATCGGTCGTATCCTCAGGGGGCTGTGCGCTATGAAGGATAGCGCTTTGCTGGATCTGTGTGGTCAGTGCGTCAAGCCTGCCCATCAGATCCGCATAACCGTCCGGCTGCTGTACCGGCTGCTGTACCGGCTGCTGTACCGGCTGCTGTACCGGCTGCTGTACCGGCCGCTGTACCGGCTGCTGTACCGGCTGCTGTACCGGCTGCTGTACCGGATGCTCCTTGGCAGCCTTTGCGATGACGGCGATCTGCTCCGCCGTGTAGCCAGCAGTTGCCAATGCGATAATATCAGTTGCTTTCATGCTTTTCCTCCTTGATAAACGCCTCAAATCCGCAATCTTTCACGGATTTCAACATTTTTTCAGCGTTCTTCCGATCCTTGAACGCTCCGACTTGGACATGATACAGTGTTTCGGTTCGGGGCGCTTCGTCCGGGGCCTTGTAGGGTACTCCGAAGTATTCGCACACGCCCCTGCAGATCGCTTCTGCAATAGTTTTTGTGTGGGTGACGATCCAGCGGGCCGTCTCGGGGACATCGTGAAATTCGCATTCACAGTACACGGTCGGGGCTGCCGGTTTGCGGATTTCGTACAGGCTTGCATCTGCGCTGATGTTGTCAGACGTTCCCGGTGTCAGCGGCGCCAGATTGCGATAGACACACAGTCCGGCCTTACGGCCCTCCCCGGTGTTGTCATAGGTGTAGATGCGTGTGCCGGACACCTTGCCGTTGCAGGCATTGGTGTGGATGGGAATGTAAAGGTCTGCGCCCCATGCGTCAGCACTGGCACATTTTGCAGCCATGTCATGATAATGCATAAGCCCCACGGCAAAACCGCAGCGTGTCAGCGCCCCCTCCAGCGCCACGGCAATTTTGCCGCACTGGATCGCCTCGCTGGTATTGCCTGATGCGTACCGATTACGCGTCTGATCGCTGGGACTCAGAAAAATTTTCTTTGCCATTGGTTGCCGTCTCCTTTCGGATGATGTTGTCAATACCCGGAGTAAATACTTTCAGATTTTCGATGATGCTGCCAATCTCCATCAGCGCCACATAGCCGCAGCCGGTCTTAAACAGCGGAAGGCCAGCATCCAAGCCCATGGCCGCTGTCTCGATCTCCACCAGATACAGCAGGCCCAAGACCAAAATTTCGCCCGCCTTGTGAAACAGCCCGTTGCGCATCACGCTGGACTTAAACGCTTTGTTGTACAGCGCTTTCAGCAGGCCGGACAGGATGTCCACCACAATAAAGACTGCCACACCAATTACATAGACTCGCATATGACACCTCGATTTATTTGTTGGAGGGAGGGCATCAGGAGTCTGTCAAACTCACGCACGCCCTTCCGGGGCTGACATTGTGCGGCCCTCCCTCCTTTACATAATACCAAAAAACAGGATTATGTCAAGTATTTTAGTAGTAGGATCTCACAGAGGCGTTCCTCGAATACCACCCGGCGCTGCATATATGCCTCCCACAACCACGAAAATGCAACCTTAAAACGGCGCAGCTCGGACGGCCCGGTGCCGTAATGCGGTGGATTGCCGGAGGGATGCGTACTAAAATAATAGTCCTTCTGGCCCTTGATGCGGTATGCGGTCAGCTCCCCGACGGTCACCACCGGCACCAGCTGCTGCAGCGGTATGGACAGGATTCTGTTTTCACCGGCACCGGCAAAGGTGTTCCCAATGGCCATCTGACTGTATTCGCCATCTTTCGCCAGCTTATACAGGGCTGTGGCGGTTTTTTCGTGGGAAATGGGGGACTTTTGCAAAATGATCATACAAATTCCCCGCTTGGGATCAATGTAAACCTCCTGCCCTTTGCGGCGCATAGACTCCGCTTTTCGGACAAGCCCCAGCTCCAAAAATACTGGATTGCCCAAGTCATTGGCATTGGCAAGGCATAAAAGCTGACAAGGTGCCACGCCATCCAGCTCCCGGTTACGGTTAATCGTCTCATAGGCGTTAAACAGGGCCGCCGCCTCATTTTTGATTGGTCGTTCATGTGCCTCGGGAATAAACTCGTCAAAGATAATCAAATCCACGTCGCTGGCGTCAAAACCCCGCATATTGGATATGGTGGATAGCGCACAGGTATACCCGATGCAATCCCCTGTCACCTGCGGTGTGCCGTGTTCGTCCAGCTGGCCGTCGTAAAACCCCGCCGTGTATTTACTTAACGATCTGCTGACCGTGCATTGGTGGTCAACACGGTCGACGGCCTTAAACGGGGAATACTCCGGCTTGTTGATCAAGTCCACTTGCGACTGCATCCGTCGAAGCAGCATAAAGCGTGCACCTGTGGCACGATACCTCCGACGCGCTTCGCGCAGCGCGCCGAAGGTCTTACCGGTGCCACGACCACCCACCACGAAAATAAACGGCTGCTTACATTTTAGGATATCGGGAATGTTCAGATAGCCTCGGCGGTCGTAAAGATTCATTATTACACCCCGGCCAGAGCGGCGCTGACCAGGTCGAGGATCAGACTTGTTTCGTCCTGACTAAAGCGCTTGTAGACGATCCCCCAGTACTTCCCGTCCTTCCCCTTGCGGGATGGGAGACTGATAAAGTCGCCGTTTTTGCCCTCCACCACACGACAACCATAGATGGTAAAGTCGTCGATAGTCAGGTCAAACAGCACATCCTTATCAAACTGCACTGCACGTCTCACGGCATACTCGTGATTGTAGGTCTTTGTCTCGCTCGTCGTGTTACGGTTTCTCATAATATTTTCCTTTCAGCGTGTTAAAGCCCGCCAGCTTATAAACATTATTTATCCCTAAAACGATGTTTGCACAGCAAATAGTAGTCAGGATCGCTCAAGATGTCCTCATAGTCCCGTGTAATACCAACACGATAGGTGCTGTCCCGGATCAGGATGTTCGGCACCATCTCAAAACGATGGCCCTGCCATTCCTCCATGTGCGGCACCACATCGTCATTGTAGACGCTCTCCGTGCCGCCAGCTTCCACAAACAAAAAGCCAGACTTAAAAGCAGTAATACCGCCATGCTTGTCAAGTTCTGCGCCGCCCTTCTCCTTGTTCACTCCGGCGATGGTGCAGCGACATTTGCCATCTTCATAAACCGTGACGTATTTCTTGGCTCCCAGACTGACAAAATGGTTGGCCGTATGCTCCTGCTCGTAGACGCCCATGTAATGCTCCTCGCCATGTGGGTCTGTTGCGTGTGCGCCAGAACGTAGACTGTCGGCCATTCGCTTCTTGTTATATTCCGCCCAGTCCACATCACCAATGTATTTGACGGAGTCGGTGTCGCAGTAAATAGGCCAGCTGTATTCGCCGTCGGCCATGCGCAAACCCTCTTGCAGTCGGTACCTCGCCCAAGCTGTCACCCAGACGCCCCACTGATAGCACAAAAACGCTCGTTTACTGTTGGCGTTCAGCAAATCCTCGATTGGCTCGTCCTTCTGCCGGAACAACCATTCGCTGCCTTCTTCAAACAATATGGATTGCTTCACGGGATCCTGCGCCATCATGCCATACAGGGAGTTCAGCAAATTTTTACTTTTGCTATAAAAGGGCGATTCGTGGCCGTGTTCAACCACCACGCCCTTTAGTCTTGTCTTGGTCTGGTAGTAGTCGATGGTGCAGCGCACCAGCGGCGCCGGCAGCCGGTCATATCTGCTGTGGTAGCCTGTCAAGATCTCGATGTCACTAAAATCGTACTGGTCTAAAAGGATGCGTAGATCAATATCTGTGATCGTAGTCTCCAGCATCTCCGCCGACAGGATGCGGCCATTGTCCAAAACAGGATGGATCGTGTTGCGACATTTGGCATAGCTGATATACGGGAATCCCCATGCCGGATCTGACAAGGACACATCCCACAGACGGACACGGAGCAACAGCGCATAGCCACGATGATACAAAACCATGGCACGGTCAATGCCACCGTCAAAGGCGTAAAAGCGGCCCATGGGAAACTTGCAATTACACATCACATCGGGATAACTGCTGCTGCGATCTGCGCTATGGACATTGTCCAGCACCTTACCGGCAAAATGGCGGTTGCAATGGGTGTCCCCGCCCCGGAACGCCTCCCGCAGCATTTTATACAGCTCCACGTCCGGCTGCAAGTCCCGAATCATTTTGCTGGAACAAAAACGCATCGCCCGCTTACAGTCACGTCGGACATAACCGGTGCTGGTCATGGGAACGGAATAAAGGTTATCCTTATCTCTGGCCATTTCGGCCTGATAGGCTTCCACCAGCCCCAAGACGTCGTTCTGGCAGTATTGCAGCTGCCGGTCGGTCAATGGCGTGTCGGGGAAGCGCAGTTCCTTGTAGTCAAATACATCACCGTCCAGCTTCTGGTGGTCAACGTGCATCTTTTTGGTATACTGCTTCAGCGACATATTGCTGTGCAGCATAGCACAGCGGAATTCCAAGCGCTTGTCGGCCATCGTGCATTTCAGGATCCGCCGGGATTCCACGGCAAAAACCTCGTCCGGCTGAAATGTGTAAATTCCACGCAGAAACTGAAATTCATACGACAGATTGTGTACCAGTACAACCAAAGATGCATCGCCGTGATCGTCCAACGCCCGGAGAAGCCGCTGAATAAATAGGCGCAGCTCTGACCATGTGCGGCCGTAGACCGTGTAAAAGTCTCCAAATTGCCACTGCCAAATGTAAAGCAGGGATTCCTCACGTTCTGGGTGATGGCTGGTCTCGATATCAAAGGCTGTGATGATGTCCAGATACTTGCGCTCTTGCTTTTTCGCAGGGTTCCCTCGCTTACGCTTGACAAACCCCACTTGCATCAAAAATGCCAAGTCAACATCGGCGGCCCGTACCATAGGTGTTGTTTTCATCGCATCTTACCCCGCACAGATTTGGCGCACTGCCGCTTACTGGGATCCCGCCGGAGATATTGCCGTGCCATGTTTGGATCGTCAGTGATGTCGATTTGCTCCAAATAAAAATCAAAATTCGATTTCACACGATCCAAAGGAATTTTCGAATATTTGGCGCTCCGGTATAAGGCCACGACCTCCTCGAAGATGTACCTTTGCCCCTTCAATTCACGGGCAAATTCCAAAAACTTGGTAAACTCCTCATAATTGGCCTCGTTCAGCCAGTTCATGCCCCAGCGATCCTTAAAGGTATTGATGGACTTCCGCGCCTGCGACCGTGTCCCGGATAGTGTGCTGGTTCGGGATTCCAGATAACTGGCCAGCTCGGAAAGTCCCGCTGCCAGCTGGCGCTTGTTCAATTTATAAGGGGATGATGCACCGGTCAGAAAACGCTTGTTAGCTTGGTACGCATAACTCCCCTCGTATTTCGTCCCTTGGAACGCTTTCAAGCGGGCCTGTGCTTCTATCCGCAGCGCCCTGTACTCGGCCAGCAGCTGTTTTTTGTTGTAATTTTCTACAAGTGCGCTGGGAAGCTGGTAGTCGCTGATTGGAAAAGAATACTTAACACGATGGCCACGAACGCTACTTTTGGACTTGCTGGCCATATAGCACACATCCCTTCTGCTTCAGACCCGCACGTCTGCGGTATGTCTCCATGGGGTACCAGCCGCATCTGGCGCACTCACAAGCGCCGATGTTACACTTGACGCCGATGTTGTAGGGACATGGCTGTTCGCCGGTTTTATTCTTCGTCATACTCGATCGCCTCCAACCATTTTAGTAATAGCCACGCCGCACCGGCAGATACTGTGGCTGCTAACAAAAGCATATTAAACCTCTCTTTCTTTGTTGGGTCGTGCGTACCGGTTAAATCGGGGATTGCTAAACGGGGACAGGGCCTGCGCCTTCGCCCGCTGGCGATCTCGCTCCGCATAGCCCTCCATGCGCTGCTGGTCGTATTCCTTAAATTCACGGCACACCGACCGGCAGTTGCAAGAACGGTACGGGCAGTCTTTAGTACATGGGCATTTCATCTGTGTTGTTCACATCCTCCAAATAGTCGCACCACGGAAAACACGATACGTCCGATCCGATTGCCGGACATTCCAGCGGATCAGGACAAATGCAAATTAACATTCTGCACCACCGGGAAGATGTTGGCTTTCACTTTGCCACTGTCGAAGAACTTGGTGCTTACGCCCCAATATTGCGTAGTCTTCTTCATCATAGTTTTCATGTTATAACCTCCTGTATATCGGATGTCTCACGGGGCCGCTACCGCCCCGATCTGCTATGCTGTTCATTCCTTGTATTCGGCATACGGCACGTACCGCCAGACGATGGCATCAACGCCTTCAGGACAGTTTCGTTTATCACGGACACAAGCGTTTTCCTCATCAACATACCAACCAGCGCACTGATCAAAGAACTTTATCCAAGTATCCTGACTGATAAAGCCGATACAAGCCATCTGGTAGAAAGCATCCCATATTTTATCAAACTCTTTCTGATCTCCCGAATAGTTCACGATGGTTTCCTTCATGTTCTTCAGGTCAAGCAATTTGCAGTTTTCCATGTTCAATTCCTCCTGTATCGATATAATCACTTGTGCCACTCCTTGGCCCACTATTATGATACCACACATGGCCGTAGTATTTCAGTTACAAATAGTTACATTTGGTTACAAAACAGTAACAGCCTTGCCGTGGCGTGACAGCTGCGGCCTCCGGCGCTGCGTCCAGGTCGTGGCCCTGGTCGTGGCCAGGTCGTGGCCAGGTCGTGGCCAGGTCGTGGCTGTTGGATTAGCGTTAACCGTGGTCGATGTTGTTGATGTTTGAGCCATTAGAACAGCTTATGGGGGAAGCCGTATCATTAGTATATTATTAGGTAATCCC